ACGTAGTAGCAGTGGTGTGGGCATGAAGATTGACCTGGACTTTGACATTGACACACTGCGCATCACAGACCCTGGATTGGAAGGACAAAGCGATGAATACCGTCCTAAGAGTTCGGCAATCCTGGACACTATCAAACGTCAAAACTCTGCGCCAGCCACAGTCACAGATCCCGACACAGGTGAAGTCATACCAGATCCTGCTGTGGGTGTGGCCTTGCCCAAGGTACAGGCTAAAACTGACAGCACTAAACTGCGTCAGTTTTTAAACAACCTCAGCGAAGACTCTGAGATTTAATCTGCTGTTCCAGCAGTTCTTTGCGCAGTTGGCGACGTTCTTCTACTGCTTGTATTTCTTGATTTTTGGCTTTTTTAATTTCCATGCTGACACTCAGCGGAGAGGATTTTGCTAGTTCTTCCTGCTGTTCTCTAATGTAGTAGTCCATGCCCAGGGCCGCATGAGTTAGAGATAGTTTATCCAAGGGAATCTTGCTGAGTTCATAGGCAATGCCAAAACTTTCGCCTTGATGCAGTAAACGTATGGCTTCATTTTCTATCAACACATACCAAAGATAGTGTGTGGTATACCATTGAAAATCTTCTGTGAAATCATATTCAGGTTGTTTCACAGCCAGTTCCCCTCGCAGTTTGCGACAGGCCTGTATTATTCTACGTATGACATCTTCAGTGCTGGGTATAAGTTTCAGCCACTTGTCAGTGCTGCCATAGATGTTGTCACCGCTGATTATGGGACGCCCATCCCAGATGTTGATGCTTTTGGTGTAGAAAAAGTCTCTATCAAGTTTATCCAAGACATGGGGGTCTAGAGCATGGTCCCAACGACTGCGCACTATGAAGTCATATTCACCAAGTTCTTCACGCCAACGATCTAGGGCTAGACAAAATCCCAAGAGTTGTCCAAGGTATTTGCCAAAGTGATAGCGAATCTGTACATGAACCCTGGGCTGTGTTTTTCTATAGTCAGGCAGGGCTCCTTGATCTATGAACCTATCACAGAGCAAGTCAAACATCTCAGTCTGATCTTGATAATGGTGACGTGGACCCAGGTCCTCTAAAATTCTATCTCTAAGCGCAAACTGTGCTTGTTGTTCTGGATTGGCAGGTCTGATCTCACTCTCCGCGGTCCAGCAATAACTGTACTGTTGCCAATGGCTCACTGAGGGTGCTAGATAAAAACTCTGTTGATGTAGATGATTGCCTTGTGGTACCATACGTGCATGACCACTGAGTACCACAGCCACTTTATAGTTCTTCATGGTGATATTTATCGTAAATAATGCTATGAGATTAATAACATTTGGATGCAGTTTCACAGACTACTCCTGGCCCACATGGGCAGACATCATGGCCCTGGACCTAGACTGTGAATATGAAAACTGGGCCATAGGTGGTGGTGGCAATCAACAAATAGCCCGTAGGATTCTATACAGAGATCAAGAGTTTGGATGGCAACCTAATGACCTAGTCATGGTGCAGTGGACCAGCATCACACGTGAAGACCGTTTCTACAGCACTCGTTGGGTCAGTCAAGGTTCAGTGAGTCTAGCGCCACACTACGGGCCAGAATGGGTTAAAAAGTACTGGTCGTGGAACAATGATGTCATCAACACTGCACAGGCACGTATTACCACAGAACGCATACTAGGACATAGACTGAGATATCAAATGGCCATGACCTGGGGCGACGGAGACCACTTGCTGGAAAAGGATGATAGAATTGCCACGTTTTGGCGCAGTAAGTTAACACCCTGTGATGAAATACCCAGTCACGCCCAGCCCTTTGGCGGTAGAACCAAGGACGGACATCCCGATCCAGTGTACTGGATGACGTGGGTTGAAACTAAAATCTACCCTCAACTGGGCTATACGCTGAAAGATAGCACTCGCAGTAAAGTCATGGAAATGCAGAGATATCTAGAAGATCTAGTTGATCGCCGCACTCCACAGAACATCTTCCAACAAATGGCTGCACAACATGCTTTGGAAACAAATTGGCCCATGACCAGCAAGTGCAAGCCCGACAGTCACACCCTGGGCAGTAATGGTCATTTGTGTAAGATCTTGATGTAGGGTTCGAGAGTCCTTGGCGGCGAAGCCGCGAAGCGGTACAGCGAAAATTTACAGAGTATAAACTACAGCGTTTATTCTACTACTAGTTCAAGTTCAGGCACGGGAGCCCATAACTGTAGTGCAGTCCAGGTACGTTCGTCTACACAAAACTCATCACAGTCCCAGGCAAAAGCAAAGTTACGGCTCTTTAACCAATCTGCTAGACGTTGACGATAGAGATTCTCCACGGTGCTGTACCAAGCAGGATCTCCCTCGTGACGCAGTAAATGGGCCGTAAACCGTAACATCAGTGTAGTACAACAGTGTCCCAGGTTTCTTCCATGGCTTCTTCTACATAGGCTTCAAATGACTCTCTATCGCCACGTTCTGCTAGTCTGCTGACAAACACTGAAAATAATGCACAGTCTATGATCTCTGTTGCAATACCTCTGGCTTCTAACTGTGCTGTATACTGCTCTATGAGTGTGAGCATGATGTCCGTTTGGCTGTCTTCATCCAACTTACTTAAATCCATGGTTTCTAAGTCTTCTACTACTAGTGTGTCTTCTGGCTTGACGTCTGACATCGCTTACTCCTTGGTTAATGTAGGGGGAAAATTTTCTAGCGCAAAAAAAATTTGGGCAGTACTTACGCAAGTGCCCAGGTAGTTTTTACTCTGACTGTTCCGTTATGGTCCATGTATAGTCTTGAGGATTGTCCGTGCGACTGATACTTTTCTTGACCATTTCGTTGACAGTTTCTGGGTTGGGAGCATCACAGTACTCCACTTGGCTAGCACCCACGTGAAGAGGCGGTCGGGCACTGTGATTGCTGACATTGGTGACTATAATGCAATATTTTGGCATGGTATTCGAGGGCTCCTTGATCGTGTATTTATAGCAAGGGCAATAGTGTAAGGGGGATTTTTCAACTTTTTTTCACGCAATTTCTGCGCCACGAAAATTTTAAGATTAGGGTATTTTTCTCGGCCCCTGGTGATTTTGCACCAGTGGTGTTAGCACTGTTGCGTTTTTACAACAGTTGTGTTTGTATAAGCCCCTGACATTTTTTTTTCGAAAAATAAAATATATTCTCCCCGACTCGAAAAAAAATTCAAAAAAAAAGATCCCCGAAGGGATCCTAAAAGGGAGCGAACCTTATTACTTCATCAAACTGATCTGAGCCACACGTTGCCATTTGTCGCCAGGGAAACTACGTACTAGGTCAGCGGTCTTGAGTACAGTACGCAGGCTAAGTTCACGCAGGCGCTTCTTGTTAGCATCAATGAACTCAATGATACTAGTAGTCTGTGCTTCGCTGAAGTCATACTCATTGAGCATACCATCCGCAACGATCTGTTTAATGCGCAACATCTTCTCACGCTCAGTGTGTATGGTCAAGTCAATGTAATGGCAACGGCTCTCTAGAGCAGCCAAATGGTCCTGCAACTTCTTGCTCTTGATGTTCTGGAAGTTGATGTTAGTGATAAAGATAGCACCACCCTTGAACTCAAAACTGTTGGGCACACCTTCACTACGTAACAGTCGGCTGTCAGTGTTCCACGAAATGGTACGCTTCTTTGACGTGTCCAAAGCAGCCTTGAGAATGTTAAGGCTCAGGTCATCCAGCAATACGCTGTCACAGTCATCGAACACTAGGATGTTCTTGCTGTCGCTGAACTCATAGAGTTTACTGTAGAGGCCAATGGCACTCATAGCCCCTTTGACGATCTCGTACTTCTTCAACTTCTCATCTTGTGCAATGTCTGCCATGAGACCATGCTTGCCCAAGACCTTTTCAACGCCAAAACTTTTACCCACGCCTGGCGCACCCGATACGATCATAGCACGTACAGCACCTTTCTTAACAGCACGAGTCATGTCGTCAAGGATCTCAAAACGCTCACGCAGGCGTTCAATGATCTCAGCATCAGTCTCTTTTGATTGTGCTGGAGTTTCTTGTTCCAGACTCAGTACACGATAGCCTGTGGGCTTAGTGGCAAGTTTATTCATTCGCTCGTTCCTTTATGTGTTAGTGAAGTGTCTATTATAAGCCCTTACGGGCCTATTGTCAATCCAAACGGCTACCAGCGTAGGCCTTCAAGCCCAAAGTGTTTAGGTAGTTGGCCAGGGCATAGGCGCCTGCTTCTTTGACATCCACGTTCTGCACGTTCAAACCGCCTGGGTTCCACATGCTGAGGCAACGTGGCTTATAATCCTTTTTGAAGCCTGCCTTGATGAGTTCCTGAGCCTGCTTGCTGTTGGTACGGTCCACGTAGACGTCTACCCAAGCAAAGCCACAGGCGTATTGGTCACGTCCGCCCAAACGTGTTTCAAAGAACGTTTGGCTAGCCTGCTCTGCCAGTGGAAGACCTGCTTGGATTTGTTCTGCTGTAATCATAGTTCGCTCCTATAATGTGTTGTTGAAGTGTATATTATACTGCCTTTTGGGCGGTGTGTCAACCTATTGTGCAAAGATTTCTTTGCTGAGGATCTCGTCTTCTACCAACTTATTGCAGGCGTTGAGGGTGAACATGAACAGCATCTGTGCTGAGGCCTGCTCCTTGCTGGGCATGGTGCTGATGAACTGCTGTAGTTCCTCTAGAGTGGGCGTAGTGAAGAGATCGCTACGGGGGATTGGGTTTTTCGCAACTTCGTACATGGTTCGCTCCTATGTATTGTTTAAGTCTTAATTATACAGTTATTTGGTGTCTTTGTCAACCAATCGCTTCACTGTTTCTGCATACTCCAAACGGCTCAAGACCACGCCATACATGCTATAGATCAGGAGTGCAATGCTCAGCACGGCAAAGCCAGTGATGATCTGATCGGGTGTCAACATCTGCAGGACGAGGCTGATGCTGACGCTACCGCCAACGATCACGGCAAGGATGCCTGCTGTTTGAAGAATTGCTCGTTGTTTCAATGTCATCTTAGTTCCTTTGTTTCAATGTGTTAATTATACACGGTTTGGGCGGTTGTGTCAACCGGTGTATGGTGGGCCCAACAGGACTCGAACCTGTAACCAATGGATTATGAGTCCACTGCGCTAACCAATTGCGCCATAGGCCCTGATTCTTACTTAGTGGCTTCGCGTGTGATGGTCTGCACCTTTTGGACGCCCGAGTCAGCGATTTGGGCTACACCCGTGAAGCCCACAGTGGCTACGATGATTCCTGCGATGAATGCGATTGCGTGTGACATCATTTGTTGTTGACCTTTAAGGTTGCGGCCAACAGAATCACTGCGGCCCAGGTTTCAGGAGTAAACGGAATAGCCAATACTGGGAACAATGTATTCAATGCCCAAATGCTCAGTATAGGGCCGATAATGATTACAAAGACGATCAGTGCGATCAAGAGAACGGATTTCATGTTGCGCTCCATGCTGTGTTGTTGTGTAAAGTATAGCACCAAAGGGACCTGTTGTCAAGTCCCTTGGATACGGACCTTAGAACGGTGCGTCTTCTGCGTCTGCAGGCACAGTGACCTTGGCGGTCTTGGCCTTAGCAGGAGCCTTGGTAGTGACAGCCTTCTTCACTGCCTTCTTGACTTCTACTCGAGGAGCCTTGTCATGCTTGCTCAAGTACTCCGCAATGGCTTCTTGTGCCACAGCGTCCTCAAACTCTGGGAGAGCCTGAACGAACTTGGCCGCATCAGTCTTCAGCATTGCTTCAGGAAGTTCCACGAGACGGATGTCTTCGTGACCGCTCTTTGCGAGATTCTTAACGCGAAGAACATCGTTAGCGAAGCGGATTTTGCAGTCGCCATTCAGTGTAGAAACACCAGCGACGGTAAACGTTTTATCAGTTGCCATTTTAATTTGCCTTTTAAAGAAATTGCTGTGAAACCTTTCACAGTACCACTAGTTTAACACCTTTTGGTATTGGTGTCAACCATTTTGTTGCACACGGATTGCCAAAACGCCGCAACCCATAATGCCCAAACCTACCACACTCACTGCCAAACTCTGGAGCAGTTCGGAATTGGTAAAGGAGTTCTCAACACCGCCCACACCAAACATGGTGGTGATCAAGCCAGTGATGACCAAAAACATTGCTGATCGTTCGCTCATTTCATGCTCCTTAGTTCCACGCTTTCAGTTAAGTCTAACAGCACCTTGCTGTTCCAGTAGCGTTTTGCTTTGTATGTGTTTATTATACTGCCTTTTGGGCAGTGTGTCAAGCCAAACTCTTCAATAACCCTACAACGCATAGGGCTATTGCAACACCGTTGATGATCATCTGTTGCTTATTTGCAACACGATAACTCCAAACAAAGAAGCACAGAGCGCCGCAGAGTGCCACTCCATTGCGCAGGTCATCATACTCTGCGTCCTTGTAGAAGTTGGATATCACGTACATGGTTAGGATAAACGCTGTGCCTATCCACTGAATTGTTTCATTTGTTTTGTTCATGTGTGTATTATAGCGCACCCTAACCAAAATGTCAACCAAAGACCCTTGCGGGTCTAGGGTCAATCTAAGTAGTAGTCTACCTCTTCTGTCAGCCTGCTCAGTGTGCTAGTAAGTTCACCAAACGCTTCGTCGCATTCCGCTAGTTGCATGCCATCGCATTGTGCTTCCTCTAGCAGGGTTTGCAGTTCCGCAATTTTATCAAAAATTTGCTCTTTAACAGTCATCTTCGCTCCTTTGTTAATGTGTGCTTATTATAGCGCAGGTTGCCCAAAATGTCAAATGTGCTATAAAGACCCTTACGCTTGTAGGGTTATTGCGTCCACATTGTATACAAACTCATTGTCGTCCTCTGCGTCCTGCTCTTGCAAGTCCGCAATGTATGCGTCTGCCAGAGCCTGTGTACTAAACGCCGCAATGTTCTCAAAAGCGTCTTCGTCATCTCCAAAGCCCTGTGCTTGCACTACAAAAACTGTCTTCATATCGCTCCTTACTGTAAAAACTAATTATAACACACACTAGCCAAAATGTCAACCTGCTGTGTAAGTGTAGCCTGCCTCGCCTGCTAGTGCGCAGTCCTTCCAGTCCTCAAAGCAGTCCTCAGCATACTCTTCGTCCCAAATAAGTATCTCGTCGCAACTAGCAACCTCTGTGCCTCGTTGCAGTGTAACCTTTACACAGTTACCGCTCGTATAAGCGTCTTTGTAAAAGCCGCCGTCCTCTATGTTTGCTACTGTAACTTTCATCTCTGCTCCTTAGTGTCTATGTATGTATTATAGCGCATTTTGGGCAGACTGTCAACCAAAGACCCTTTCGGGTCTAAGGTTATTCTTCAGCGTTCTCTTCCTCCCACTCAGCCATGCTTTCGCTGATGCAGAACATCTCGTCAAGTGCCTCTGGGAACTCTTCGGCCACCTGCTGGCTATTCATGCCACCATACTCATAGTAGTCATCGTTGCCGTTGTCCCAGATGCCAGCAAAGGCCATGCCGGGCTCATAGTAGTAGGCACGAACCTCAAAGCCCAGGTCCATCAACTTCTCGTAGGCAGCAGTAGGTGGGCTCCAGGCACTGTCAAAGGATGCAGTAAGGGTCTTACCTTCGATGATGGGCTCAATGCCATCGCCGCCTACATCCCACTTGGTTCCCCACTCGTTGACGCAGTAGTCATACCAGTTGCCATAACCGTGGACCTCTAGGTTGCGGGCAGTGTCTTCTTCCAACTTCTTCTGCTCTGCACCGTCACCTACTCGTCCTGCTACGATGTGTAGGCTCTCTGGCACTGGAATGAACTCATCCAGGAACCTACCTTCACGCAGGGCTTTATCGGCACGAGCGATCATAGCAGGATCTTCGTGGGCTAGTTCAATCACATTGTTACACCAATTAGGCATCGAAACACTCCTCTCCAAGTTCAGTAATTTCTTCTTCTACCACAACCAAATCAATGATTCGTGCAGTCTCTTCCAAGTTAGTCACGCCCTGGAAAGCCCCACGGAATGATTCGTATTCAGCCAGGAAGTCCAGGATGTCCTCTCGCTCCCAACCTTCCGGCACTTCAATCTCCTGCCGGATAATAGTTGTAACCATCGCTTTCATGCAGTCTCCTTCAAAGTCAAACGGGTTGCCGGATACCGGATGGAGCCTTCATACTCCAACTGATCCTTCTCAAATTCTGTGAGGTAGTCGTCACTGACCACTTCCCATCCGATGATGTGATTGCGGAAGTAGTCGTTGTCTTCCTCAATCTGGCCACGCAGGGCCATGACCAACTCAGTGAGGGCCTCTTCACTGCGACCATAGCGGCCCAGGTCATACTTATAATCCATGCCGCCTTTGAACTTCCAATACTGCGGGCAAGCGCCTTCGCCGTCCCAGTCGTGGGCGCCATAGTTCTCTTGGGTCTGGGTTGTGATTAGTAGTTGCATCAGTTTCGCTCCTGTTTTGCTAGTGTATGTGTATATTATAGCACCAATCTACCAATCTGTCAACTGGTGCTGGAAATAACCCTTTAGCAGTCAGGGTCAAAGGATTCCCACTCTTCCTGCTCTGTGGGTTGACCATCATCCTCGTCTTCCTCTAGCAGGATGTCGTTGGACCGCATCATGTCAGCCACGTCGTCCTCGCTCATGTAGGCCAGGGCCATCTCTGCCACTGCCTCTGCAGAAATAAGACCTTCGTCCATCATTGCAATCAGTTTGCTAGTCATTTCACGCATAAGTTTCGCTCCTGTTTGTTTGCTGTCTATGTGTTAATTATAGCGCCTTTGGCTGGGCTTGTCAACCGGTACGTACCGGTAAAGTTATCCACAGGTTATCCACAACCCACTAGATCGTCGTATAACGGGCCCGAGGGCTGGGCCGCTACCCTAGCCTAGACTGGGCTTTGATGTGCGCATACAAGACGGATTTGTACTCAAGGTGACGCCCCACACCTTTGGGGGTGCAGGGCGTCGTGGCTTACCCGGGAGCGAATCGGTTCAGCCGTTGCCTAGGGGAGCGAATCCTAGGACTTATTGGTGCTTTCGGGAGCGAATCTACTCACACCGTTCGACGTCATCGCGACGTGAATTTAGATTGTGATGCCCATTGCTTTGGCTTTGTAGCCAAGTGCAACGATCTCACGACTAGCATTGCCCAACTCGTATTCAGTAACGGTAACACCGTTGCCTGCGGTACGTGTCTTGCTGTAGACAGCGTAACCATTTTGACGGATACGGCTGGCTTCTGCTGCCAAGTTCTTAACACCAAAACGCTTGGTGGCTTCTGACTGTGTCAAACGCTCGCCATTGCGAAGTGCTGTAAAAATCTTGAATGTCTTTGTGTCTTTGCTAAAAGTATATTTCATGTTATTTCCTCTGTTTATTTAAGATGCTGTTCCTGCATCGTGCTACAAGTATAACACTCTTAAGAACAAAGGTCAACCCTTAATCTTGCCAATCACTGCCTGTGCTTGCTCAAATGAAGACATGATGCTGAGTTCGGCTTCGATGCGCAGATCCCTTGCTTGGTCACGCAGTTCTTCAGCAGCCAAAGCCAAAAGTTCCTGAGCATAGACTCGATCATCCTCATCGGTTTGGGCATACCAATCTTCAAAGGTCTCCCCATCGATGTTTAGAAGGAAGTTCAAATTGTTTCTATCATGTTCATTCATTCAAATTCTCCAGGATACGCACACACGAACAGCGGGGCCTACTACGAATTCATTGTTTCAAACGGACTCAAGTCTTCCACGATGCGTTTGAACACTGCTTCACTGGCTGTGTTGTCAATGTCCATGCCATCCTCTTCAGAATCCAAACTCTGCTCTTCAAGCCAATTGTAGACCATGCTCAAAGGACAGCCCAACTCCTGAGCAATCTTCGTAGGGTGCAGACCCTCGATGTACAGTTGCTCAATGTCATATGCTAGTTCACTCATCATGCGAATTCCTCTTCGTTAATCTTCTTCAGTGCAGTTGCCAAACGCTTCCAAGCACCACCGTTACGGTCTTTGTAGAACCACTTGCCGGACTGCAAGTCTGCGTCATAGCGGAACAGATAGAAATACTCGCACCAACTGCCGTTATAGTATTCCAACGCTTCTTTGGCAGATTCAAAATGCTTGTAAGGAGCAACTTCGCCTCTGTCTCGTGTGTAGAATGTACACATGTCTTTGACAGCCTCTTCGTGTGCTTCACGTTCCTCTTTGGGCAAGTCCAGCGAACTAAAGGCATGCTTCTCGCCAATCTCAGGGCGCAGGCTGCTGAGGTCACCCAGGGCGATCAAGTTATTGACCTTAGGGCTGTTGCTGTAGTGCTCATTGAGGATAGCGCCGTTGTGGGCCAAGTAGCCGTCCCAGTGACAGTAGATGCTTTTGACTGCTTTGCTATGAGGATTCTCGATAGCAATCATTGATCGTGTACCCATTTGTTTCGCTCCTGTGTGTGTTTAAGTGTTTATTATAGCGCCTTTCGGCGCTGGTGTCAACCAATAGCCTTACAGTGCAGTAGGGTATTGAACTTGCTGTCCCACGCTTGCAGGAACTTGGCTGTGACAATGTCCATGCTTACATAGTTGTTGCCTTGCATGCCTTGCTCACTGTAACTGATGTCCTTGCTGGGCAGTCCCTGTGCAGCCAAAAACGCCTTGCACTCTTGCATAAACTGTTTGTCTGTGTAAATGAGACCGTCTACATTGACGTCCCAGTCTTGTGTGTTAAAGTAAACACGCAACTCACCAAAGTCACCCTCGTCGTTGATGTAGGTGACCTTCATGTCTGTGATGCGCACAGGCTTGGCCTTGTTGCTCCAGTAGCCCCGACCGTTGGTGTTAAATGTAACTGTCTGCATAGTTTCGCTCCTATTGCGTTGTTGATGTATGTATTATAGCGTCTTTGTGCCGGACTGTCAACTCAATACCACTACACGGCGTAGGGTTTCATCAACACGTTCCTCACCTGTTTCCTCGTCAAAGTCGCCATCGTCTTCGACCATCTTGTCCATGCGATGGTAGTCGCTGTACACCACCGCACCCTCATCCACACGGCCCACCTTGGGAGCCACTTCAGTCCTCCAGTGGTCGCCATAGTTGTAGGCAAAGTGGACTTCAGAGTCCTGATCCATGTACTGCAGGGATTCGATAAGTTCTTTTACTAGCATTGTTTCGCTCCAATGTTTGTTTGTATATGTGTATTATAACATCATTCTTTGAAAAACACAACCGATACCCGACCGTTTTGCTCAAGTACTGCGTAGCCTGGATCCTTACGATCAGTGTTGCTATTGCGCAACACCTTGCCTGCAATGATCTTGACACTGCGCTCGTTGACGCTGTCCGACACATCGTAGCCCGGGCTGTTTTCTACAGCACCCCGTGCGGTGTAACTGTACTTGCCGGCACAGCCGCACATGCAACGATTTGCCTTGCCTGAGTACACTTTAGTGATGTTGCTGATGTCCATTTTCGCTCCTGTTTTGTTACTGTATGCTTCAATTATAACAGATTTGGGTTAATTCGTCAATCACATTCAGTGCTTCTTGGAACGTGGCCGCTTCGCGGAGCAATCGTCCGTCTTCGCGAATTTGCAACCTGCGGAATCTGGCGCTGTTGGTGACTTTGAACGTTCTGCCGTCAACCTTGACAGTGATAGTAGAACCGCGTTGAGTAACGTCCATTTTTCGCTCCTATTTGTTGCTGTCTATGTGTTAATTATAGCGTCTTTGGGCTGGCATGTCAACCCCAATCTTTCTTGTCGCCGAACTGCTCATTGTACTGATAGCCTGCAAAGTAAGCACGAAGTTCCGCCATGGTCATGTCTTCGCTGTCGATGCGCTGACCTTTGTAGGTACCTTCGGGGAACCAGTGTGGGCTCTCAGGGCGTCCATAGTAACTGTCAGCAGCCCCACGATCAAACGGGCTACCGTGGAACTGATCGTACTCTTCGCCACGGAATTCAATTTTACGGATTTTGTCTAGCATCAACATCAGTCGCTCCTTTTGTTTAACTTAGCCTATAGTATAGCACCAAGTCGCCACCCTGTCAACCGGTAGCGACCGGTGTGTTGCATTTACGCAACAAGTTCCAGCATGTTAGCAGGAACCTTCCACAGCCCAGTGGCAGTGCTGATTGTGGCATACTTCTGCGCCATTTTGGTCACGGTGCCCTCAATGGTCATGCCACGTTTGGCGCTGTGAAACTTGACCTTGGTACCTGCACGGACTTGGAACTTCATGGTGGTTGCCAGCCTAGTGCGGGCGAACCTGACAGCATCTGCAATGGCGTTGAGTTCATCGTTGGTCCAAGTGCCAGTGACGATTGCGGTATTGATTTGACTTACGTTCATTTCTCGCTCCTGTTTGTTTAACTTAGCCTATAGTATAGCACCGGTGTCGACCGGTTGTCAACCATTATTTTTGTTGCTTTTTTGCAACACGGCGCCGCCTGCGCCCAAACTCCTGCTCTACATAGAAGGTCACTAGACTCCGCTGGATCATTGTAACCAAATTGCCATGATCTTCAGGCACTACGAAACGGTAAGGACAACGGCCCCAAGTACCCTCTTTGACGAACTCATAATAGTATTCACGGTGCTGTTCGTCTGCAGGATCAAATACAATAAAGGGCCTACCGTTTAGTTCTAGTACACTCATTAATCAATCTCCGGAAAAGTCTGTGATACATGTGCTGTGGCCCTGTTAATGTCCGCGGCGGCTATGGCCTTGGGCACATTGTTAAGAGCAGTGTCCCTGCCATAGGCCTGTATGTTGGCACGGGCTAGGGCAAAGATCTCGCGCTTGTTGGCACCTTCAATGATGCTCACAGGATCGGGCTCACTACTGACCATGTCTAGTGCATAGAGTGTAAGGCTCTGGACATCCACAGCCACCTCCATTTTCATAGTGATCCTGCGAACACCATCAGGGTGCTTGACGCTTTTCATCAGCGAACTTCTCCAACTACAGCCATGAAGTTCGCAGGGCCATACATGCCTTCCACCAACTGGCGAGCATGCCAGGTGCTGTCTGCCTGCACTCGCACCACTGTGAAACCGCCCTGAGGCAATCTCACTTGGACTTCATAGGTTGCGTTCATGTTAGTTATACTCATAAAATGTTACACTAGGGTCGATGCTCTGCAACTCAGCAGCCGCCTTGGTCAGGTAGCGATACTTGGCTTGCAGTTGAGCACCACGGATCTCGCCATCGCAGGTCAAGTTCTCAGGGCTAAGGTCGCTGTCCAAACTGGCAGCGATCTTCTGACGATCTTTTGCGTTCAGCAGGCTCAGAGGCTTCGAGCCAAAGATCTTGCCCCAGGCGTTCTTTTGATCCACGTACTGTTCAATAGTTGAAATACTCATCGCTCTCTCCTTTTGTTTAACTTAGCCTATAGTATAGCACCACTCGCTACCGGTGTCAACCGGTTTCGAATTACATACTCCAGTAGGACTCCGAACTGGGGCTGCAATAGTAGGGCGTATCATAGCGTTCAATGAATTCGTTGCCCGACATCATGTTCTTTTTGGTTACATAAGTCACATGGATTTCATAACGATAACCCTGTGCGGCTCGCCATGTATGCTTGACAGTATGCTCAAACATGTTAAGGGCTGGGCCGCTATTGCTGATGTCGTGATCAGCCTTATGTACCAAACGCTCGCCCTTTTTAGTACGGAGATCCTTTTTGTAGACTTCTAGTGTAAACATCATAATTCACGCTCCTTTTTAACTATCTAGCCATTAGTATAACACCGGTACACACCGGTTGTCAACCGTTTTATGCCACAGTGATTGGGATCATACGGCGCACGAAGCCCGAAGTGTCCTTTTTGGCACGACCCTTGGCCTTCAAGCCAGCGATAACACCCTTAGGGTCCAAAAAGCGCAGGTCAGTGTCATCAGCATTAATAACAGGACGACCCATGTATGCTTCGGGCAGTCGATCAAACACCGCGGCAACATTCATGCCCTGGGCTACAGCCCGAGCCACATCTGCATCGTTGCCATCTGCGGCTGAAAACGTCAAGTGGTAGTTCTTAATGCCCTGAACCTTACGACCCAAGACCTTAGTGTAGTCGTAGAACTGAACATAGTCAAACAATTCAAAGATGTTCTTACCACTAGCCGCTTCGTACTTCTCCCAAGCAAGGTCTGAAGTACCATTCAAGCGGAACACGGGTGTCAAACCCAACTTCGCGGCCTGCTTAATGCCCAAGCGAATGTCCTTAATAAGTTGAGCCATGAACTCTTCCCGTCGCTCAAAGAACATACGAGTCTTACGGATACGAGCCTGCTGGATGATGTTGGTGTTCTCACCCCGCTTGAACATACCACCACGCCCTGCGGTGTTCAAACAGGCAGCGGTACAACCAGCGGTGCGCTTAGGGCAAGTCTCCTTACCGCTCAATGTAGCAGGTGCAAGGTGCAGGATAAAGGACAAATAGCCCAGTTTGGTGCCCTTTTGGATCTTAGGATTTGCAGTAGATAACAGTTTCATAAAGTTCGCTCCTTTGTTTAACTTAGCCACTAGTATAACACCGGTAGGTACCGATGTCAACCACAATATTGATCATTGAGTTCTGGCTGGATCTCTTTGACCAATGCCCGCTCGTAGGCATAGGCTTCTGCCCGGCCACGTATGATGTCTAGTACTTGATGTTCCCATCCCGACCAGTTCCCACTCTTAATGTACTCATATAGACGCCATGCACGATCTTCGTGTCTAGCGCGACTTATATGCTTACGCCAACGTTCCTTTACAGCCTTAGTGACTGTAGTGGTGCCCTTACGGGTCAATCCTATATACGAAGACCCATTGTGGGTGGCCACGTATATGATATAGTTAGAGTCACTTCTTGCAGTTCTTTTCGTCATGTCATAATTATAGCACCGGTAGGCACCGATGTCAACGACTAGTTGAATACCCGAGTGCAATGAAGGGTTACCGGTCAGCACCGGTTGACAGGATCAGACTCTGGTGTTATACTATAGATACTAAGAGAGCGACAAGAACTAAAAGATCTTAGACTACGTGGGTTCGAACAGACATGCTGGGGATGGACGTGGAGAGCCCCTGAAAGGTTTTTCGGTGCAAAAAAACAACAAATTCAAAAGACCTGGTTGACAAAATGGTTGTAGACGAAAAACAACGGAGTTATCCACAGGTTATCCACAGCCACGAATCAGAGTTATCCACAGGATATTCACAAGTTATCCACACGGTTATCCACAATCTCCGACCGGTAGAGACCGCTTTGACTTTAGGGTCTTTGAATTTTCTCTCACTGTGGCTCTTATACAACAGTATAATAGGAAAAGGTTGACAGGGTCAGAGGGCCCGCACCGGTCATTACCGGTTATTATACGAGCATTACCGGTCGGCACCGGTTACGTTAGATTCATTATACCGGTGTGTACCGGTTATATTAGCGACGATTTCCCACTATACCGGTGTGTACCGAACCACTCGCTACCGGTAAGATGTGGCATTTTCACTACGATTTTGTATGGTTTTGACAGAGTACCGGTTGACACCGCCGAGAGGCATAGTTCAAATACTCGCCACCATTCAGTCCTCACTTCCCCGTCTACGACTCTCACGCTTGATGGCCTCTACTTCTTGACGCACAGCCATGTCTAATCTGCTCCAACGTGTGATCATGCTGGCCAGTCTGCCTGCTACCCATACCCAACGTCCACGTTCACTGGTGTATCTACGGGGCGCTAGACGTAGCAGTGCTGACACCAATTCAATGCTTGCTCGCTCATGTTCTTGCTTGCTCATACACGTATTTACAGCATTTCTGCAGATTTGAACAGCGGGGCCTAACCATATAGGATGGTCTTTGACCGTGACACACTGTTCTATACACGAATACCAAGGACCGCACAGCGGGGCCTAAGAGGATCTCTGCTTTGCAGGAGACTCCCTACTAAGGTATGTGTGTCAGCAGTGTGTCTGTACTCATTCCGGTCACTAGATCGGCGTCAGGATCCACCACACCAATCGACTCACTGTACAACAGCATGAACTCAGTGTGCAGTCTACTATGTATATCCAATTCAAAACGTGTACGGTTCAAGTGTACACTGTAATGTATATTGTGCATGCCTAGCCATGACAGTACCTGTGTAAACTTAGAATTTTCTGTTAAAATATAATACTGCACAGCGGGGCCTAGTGTTGTTATAGTGTTTATAGAGTGACAATCATTAACAAGCCAATGACTAAGCCCAAGCCAAAACTTATTGTGCATATAGTGATCAGTGCCACTGTATAGTATAAGGCGTCATCTAAGACCATGAGGACATGTTTGTTCATAGCAGTATATAGTAGGAATTGCTTGGCATGGCCAAAAATTTGCGCGGCGCTGCCGCTCTGCGGCTAAAGGCACTCTTGGCCCAGTTAAATATCTCATATGATACAACTACTACCTGCCACTAATACCGTTAGCACTGACTATCGATTAAACTCCTTGGGATATAGATGCTGTGAGTTTACCCGTGATGTGTTTGATTCAACATGGCTTTTTGGCTGTAGTTATGCCTTTGGTTGGGCTGTCACTGAGGAGCATACTGTGAGTCATCAGTTATCGTTATTATTAGCGGAACCAGTGCTGAATCTAGGGCAAGGTGGCACCAGTATACGCTATCAAGTGGATCAGTTTGCATTACTGTTAAGTCAGGGTCTGCGTCCTCGTCGTGTGGCTGTGATATGGCCTGACCCCAGTAGGATTGTGTGGTTGGGCAGTCAGGGCAAGGATCAGCCTAGACTCAGTCAACAACTGCGTCGGGCACACAGTGAAGATGACGTGTATGTGCAGACTAGAGCACACTTGGACATACAGCAGTTTAGGCTGTTATCTAATTTATTGGGTGTTGCCAGTGCAGAACTAACTTGGAGTGCGGCGACACAACAGTGTGTGTCGGGTCCAAGAGGCTTTGAAGATGTGGTATCCTGGGCGTATCCTGAATTGGATCTAGCGTGGGATCAACAGCATCCTGGTCCAGAGAGTCACAAGATAGCCGCAGAAGAGATCCAGTTACAGTTTCAGGGTCTAAACATATAAATAACTACATCAAGCCCATAAAGGAGAAACTAACATGGCAGCAAACAATGAAGGCGTCAACAACCGTAGAACCGCCCCGAGTTCCGAATTTGGAACACCAAGAATAACCACAGTATTCGTAGACACAGATGGAGTAACATTACCCAGCGGGTTAACTTACTGGTCCAACGACACAGACGCACAAAACCTATTGACCACTGGTAACTTTCAGTCACAAAACAGCATGGTATTTCGTGCTGTACAGGCCGTACAACAGTTTTGTGAAGTTTATCAAGTAGGTGGATCAGCAGACAGCAGTTATCTTCCAATAGCAGTTAGAGACAGCAGTATCCCCTACGATGATGGTACTAGTTTCGTAAACGTGGG